AACATGTAGACGTCCTGGGCGACATACCCCATCGACCCGCGCAGGGAGTCCCAGTCCAGGTCGCGCACGTCGATGCCGTCGAGCAGCACCTCTCCCGAGCGGGGGTCACCTTCATTCGCAAGCCCAAGCAGCCATCCTACGAGGAACTGGAGGCTCTGGGGATTATTGTCGAGTACCGGCCTTACGAGGCTCTGAAGCCTATCAATCGTCCCCACTTCAAAAATGGTGTGGGGGTAAGGTTGATAGCGGACGATGGTCCTTGGAGGTACATCTGCAAGAAGGGTGATGTTGGGACAGTACAGGCGATCCTCCCGAGCCTCAAGGGGGGCACCGACGATATGTACAAAGTGGCTATGACCCCTACCGGCAAGCCACCAGTCGTCGCGTACCTGTTTTTCAATGAACTGGAGGGGGTCTAGCTGTGGAATGCGCTTCCTGTGGGAAAAGGGTGGGAGGGGTCAGCGTAATCGTCGGCATAGTCCGCGTTACTACCCATAAATGCTCATGCTGCGGAAAAGTTTGGAGAGACAAAGAACTCACTGTCCCTTTCAGTGTGCCCGTGCTTGAATCAGAAGTCTCCCGCCTAAAGGCCACCCCCGGCACCAAGTCACCTGTAGTGAGGGTGTCCATCCGATTCCTCACTGGAAAGCTGGAGCACCATAGCTTGCAGGGTCTCGACCCAGAGGCATCCCTCCGGAGACGCAGGGATGCTAATTGGGAGCGTCAATTCTTGAAGTCAATGCTTGGGGAGGACTACCTGTGATCCACAATCCGAAGAGCTTAAATTGCTGGGCTAATCGGAACATAATGCAGAACTGCAACATTAGACCCAGCGACGGCACCGGGAACGCGGGGCAATCATCAGCAATGCAGCAACACCTTATCGACTTCCGCACCCATCTTGTTGAAGCGTGGGCTCTGATACGTTCTTTGCAAGCCATGGTGGCACAACTACTGGACCTGAAAAATGACCACGAAATTCAAACCACGAAAGAAAACCCCCGGGCATCTGTCGGGTGGTGTGCTGTCCCACATGCGGCAAGTGGCTTATGGAGACGCCCGCATTGAAGCTATGAAAACAATGAGGAGGGCAGAACGTCTTCGGGACGATCAAGCATTGTTGGATGCAGCAGAAGCAAAGCGCCAGCGTAAGGCCGAAAAAGCAGCAGCCCTACTTAGGGGGGAGAAATGAGCCAAAAGACGGTGGTATGGATTACCAAGTACGCCCTTACTTCCGGGATCGATAAAGTGGTGGCTACTGTGCTCGACACCGGCATGGTGACATACGGTAACATCGGGTGGAGGCACCAGTACGCCCATGGCAAGGACTGGCACCGTACCCCGGAGTCGGCCATTGCCCGGGCCGAGGAGATGCGTACCGCCAAGATCGCCTCACTCAAGAAAAGCATCGCCAAGCTGGAGAAGATGGTATTCACGGCACCGGAGGTGGGGCCATGAGCATCAAGTCTGACAGGTGGATTCGCCAGATGTCCGTAGATCACGGCATGATTGACCCCTTCCTCCCCTGCTTGGTCAGGAATCGTCCCGTCTCTGTCGGCGCGGAGGGGGTAGTCTATTCCCCCGTCGTGAGTTATGGCTTGTCCAGTTATGGGTACGATATTCGCTGCTCCAACGAGTTCAAGGTATTCACCAATATCAACTCGACTGTAGTTGACCCCAAGAATTTTGACCCGGCGTGCTTCGTGGATGTGGATGCCAGCAAGTCCGGGTACTGCATCATCCCACCTAACTCGTTTGCACTGGCCCGCACTGTGGAGTACTTCCGCATACCCCGGAACGTCCTGACTATCTGCCTTGGCAAATCGACCTATGCCAGATGCGGCATCGTGGTCAATGTCACTCCCTTTGAACCCGAGTGGGAGGGGTACGTCACCTTGGAGTTCTCCAATACGACGCCCCTCCCGGCCAAGGTGTATGCGGGGGAAGGTTGCGCCCAAGTGCTGTTCTTCGAGTCAGACGAGCTCTGCGAAACCTCTTACAAGGACAGGGGCGGCAAGTACCAAGGGCAGATTGGAATAACCCTCCCTTATACCTAGGTGACAGAGTACACAAACCATGGTAGGATTTGTGCTCTTGCTCTTAGACCAGCACGAGAGGAACTACATGGGTATCAAGAAGCTGGTAGTACATTACCACCTACCCGACAGCAGGGTGGTACTAGCTGAAATAGTGCAAAGACTGTCGAACCTCACCACTCAAGGAGAACGCCTCATGACCACCGTAACTGACATCCAAGCATCCCTTCAAGCCATTGCCGACGCCGCCGCTGCCGAGAAAGCCGAAGTTGCCGCTGCACTGCAAACTCTATCTGACCAAATCGCCGCCCTGCAAGCCGCCATTGACGGTGGCGCTGGTGTCACGTCTGCTGATCTCGATGGCCTGAAGGCCACCGCTGATGCTCTGGTCGCCCAAGTCCAAGGTATCAACCCCTAACTCGGTCTGGCGCTGCCGGAATAAGCCCCCATCGGAGAAGTCCTTTGGGGGTTTTTTATGGTTGGGTGGCACCAACCCCTATTCATGTGGTTAGAAACCAAGCCACGGCCCACTGCATGGGTCTGGGAGTACTTTACAGTGCATAGAAAGCTACCCGTTACCTTCAAACTCCGTAAGGTTCCATACTCTATTCAGTGGTGCTTACGGTGCAATCAGTTGCAACAGTACATGCGGCGCGTACTCACGAGGGGGAAGAAGAACCCACCTCACTATGGCACATATCAATGCCACATATGTGGGGCTATCTCTTAAAATAATGTCAGAAACCATTTGACAATCTAACGCATTCTGGTAGTATCTATGTTGTAGACCCACTAATCAACGGCACGGAGGCCACCATGAGACAGTATGCAACCACGAACAAAGTCCTTTTCACGAAGCCCACTGCCCATGGCTGGGACACTGTGGAGGTAACTTCCAAGTCCAATCCCCGTGTGAAATACACCGTGGATATGACCCATGGCCGCTGCTCCTGCCCCGCATGGCTGTACCAGAAGGGTGGTGAGCGTCTCCCCTGCAAGCACCTGCGGGCCCTCGGCTTTACCGCTGTCGCCACCGGCAAAGGCATGGAGTTCAACGAGCCGAACAAGCAACCCAAGATCAAGCAGGTTATCGACCTCACACAGTACGAGGCCCTGTGATGGACCTCCGGTGCATATCCAATGATGGGGGGAAAGTCCATAAGTACGATTGGGATGAAATGCTGCGGGACGGATCAGCAGTGTCCCAGTGTGCCAGCATGATCTCCGGGTTTGATGACCATCTAATCATCATTCCGGCAGCAGAGGCTGGTAACTACCCCTTGTGTAAGCGTTGTTTTCCACGGAAGGAATCGAAATGACCGACACTCAAATGAAAATCTGGACCAAGGCCGACATCCAGAAAATGCTGGAAACCCGTGACGTGGCAGTTACCAAGGCCCTCGTCTTGATCTACTCCAAGCAGACCTCTGCGGAGCAATCCACCGAAGCCACCGTGGAGAACAATGGCGTTGGCTTCACCGGGGTGGATGGTGAAATCCTGTCCTCGTTCGCCAAGTTCTACATGCGGGCTGGCTTCCTCACGGCCAAGCAAATGGCCATGGCCCGCACCAAGCTCAAGAAGTACTGGAGGCAGATTCTTCTCGACATGGAATCCCGGGGATACGAGGTTTCACTGAAGCCATGAAGTTATCGCCCCCACCTTCTCAGGCGTATGCCCTCAAGACAGACAAGTACCTCCGGGGACTTGTGGAAAACGATGTACCCAGAGGCCCCACGCAATGCAAGTATTGCTACCAAGTCGGCTTACAATGGGTGCATGATCCCGGGTCCGAAACCGTAAAGGCTAAGTGGCTTCTGGTGGGTGTTGTGAATGGTCTTCTCGCCAGACACTCATGCCCTGCGATGATCGCAGCCCTAGCGAAGAAAAAGCAGTCCATGTACTAACGGAGACCCACCATGAAACAAAAAGACAGAGAACTTCTGGAGCGAATTCGCCACATAGCGGAACATCAGGAGGGGCTCCTGATTACCAGCGATGGCATGCGGTGGTACCCCACTGAAATCCTCACGCTCATTGCCATGGTCGAGCGGAAAGACAAGATACTGCAAGAAGTACTTCCGGTCCTTTCAACAGCCTCTGAAAGGGCTTGGGTAGATCAAGACCCTTCCCGTTACATGGCCGCACAGAACTGTCTTGACATCATCGAGTTGGACCAGAGTGGAAAGCCATCCCCAGTCATTCCGGAAAAGCTGGATGCTTGAGCTAGGCGTCCTTCTGTCGGGATCAACTGGAGGTGGAAGCATGACTACGATTTGGGCGTTGCTCTACACCGAGAACGTCTATGACACTACGGAGCAGCTTCACGGGCTCTGGCCGACCAAGCCGACCTTTGAGCAAACCGAGGAATAGATGAGCATTCTGGAGACAGCCTATGACCTGTTCGACCATGTAAAAGTATTTGACAAACCAGATCAATCTGGTAGTATTCAGTTGTCGAAACGCAATTAACTGCACAGGAGGTGCCAAATGAAGACCCTGAAAACCCAAGCAGCGGCATTTGCCAAAGCCGCTCAGTCGCAATTCCCGAACATCAAGTACAGGGTGTGCGACGATACCGAGGACTCGTTGATCGAAGTGGGTGGGTACCTGTATATCACCCCTCTGGACAATGACTTCATGCTGGAAGAGGAAGTGTATTCCCCGGGCAACTGGCATGAGCCCCCGGATGTAGACATCGTTGATGCCGGCATGGAGAAGACCCTTTTCAATGCCGTGCTTGCCGTCTTCGTCAAGGCAGCCACCCATGCCATTACGCAAGCCATGGAAGCAGAGGCTGAGGCCCTGTTCGTCCCGGATCAAGAACAGTATCTGGAGGAAGTGCTATGACCCAAGATCGCATGGTGGGCTATGTCCTCATTGCCGCCGCAATCGTCGGGCTTCTTGCTCCATGGGGGAAGGCCAATGCGGCTGACGTGTTCAAGTGCAGGGATGGTGCCCGCCCCCTCTATACCACCCAGCCATGCGACGGGGGTGTGCGGATTGATACCAAGGCCGTCAACGTCATCGCAGCGGTGGAGTCCTCAGCCCCGGCCCCGCGTAGTTACCCGTCAGCCGACTCCTACCTGTTTGCAGCACCAGTTTCAACCGTCACACCGCAGTACCGTGGTCAAGCCACTGTTGCAGACAAGAGCATTCCAACCGGGGATTCGTGGATATGGGTAGCACCCTGCTGCCAAATCCCCTTCCGTCGTTTCCACTGAAAGGAGCAGCCATGATTTACCGTTTGCATTTCGACCCCAAGGGAGCCCACTGGTGCATTCAGTTCCAGCGTTGGTTCATGTTCTGGGTTCCCGTCCGCTCCCACGAGGACAATGGGATTCTGGCTCTGGAGAGCACCAAGGGTAAGCTGGAGGTACTCAAGTTCAAGAATCTCATGGGGGTTGAAGAGTATTGTGCCTCAGTGGGAATCGACAAGGCGTACCACCGCATGTCTACCACGTCCTACATGACGGCAGTTCTGTCTGGGGCCAAGTCCGATCAGGAAGAGGACACGCCGAAAACCAAGTCCGAAGGGGGCCGTCTCGATGGGTGGCTACCCAGCAGGATGGTCCTGATGAAGAAAAACACAGAGCGGCCCAGCGGCCCCCAGAATGAGACGTTTCCTACCTCACTAGGGAGGAGCGCATAGTGGAAACTCCCGTACCCTACCAGTTGAGCAAGGTGCTGGAAAAGGCCCCCGCTGATTGGCGGGGTCGGTACTGTGCTCTAGTGCCCGAGTTCCTTCAAACCCGAGCCCGCCCCTTCTTGGGTGAGGACGTTACTTCCTTCATGCGAGAACGCGAGGTTGGAGAGCCCCCCGATGCAAATGCGTGGGGGGCCATGTTCAACGCTACCATTGCCAAGTCGGGGTTCGCTATCCGGACAGGTCGCACGCGACTGGCGAAGGCTGGCAAGAGCCATGCACACGCTTTCCGGGAGTGGCAAAGCACCATATGCCCGCAACCGGACAGGCTGATGACGATGCACCAAGAACTCATGGCTATACGGTCCAAGTTCCACTTGAAGAAGATCGATCTGTGGGGGGCTCTAGTTCGTGCAGCGGAAGTCGGCGCGTCTTCGCTATCGTAAGAGAAGGCCCGGTGAAATTACTTGCACCTGTAGAGCCTACAAGTTCCCGCACCGCTTGCTCGGGGGCCGTTGTTCCGGTGTCTCTTTCGTGGAGGACTTCTTCGCCGACAACTCAGCAGGAGAGTGTCGTGGGTGCATGTACCGCTTCGTGGATAACGGCTATGAGTGCGAGGTGTGCAATGGCACAGAGAGACCTCATGAATGCCCAGCTTTCGTGGAGTACCTTCGCCGCAATGAGGTCCCCGTCCCCCGGTCATTTGGTCAGAAGGGTTGGTGATGGCAACTACAAACGCTAAATTCTACTTCGGGAAGAAGAGTGGCTTGGGGGGGTATTGAGATTGATCTTCCCCACCCCGTAGAAAATCTTGAGATTATGAATGACACCCTTCTGGGCTGTCTGCGAGTCCGGGTGACTACCATAATGGGGGACATTTTTACTTTCAGAGTGCCCAAGTTTGGGGCCCATGCTGGGGACAGTGTGCAAGACAAAATTATTCGGGTGCTCAGGGATGCAAGAAGATTGGACGACTACTCGTGCAACCCCCACGGATCACCAGCGCAATTGATGGTTATTGGTGGTCCTTTTAACGGCACTATGGTTGCCTATGATAGGCCGAGTACGGTTAAGCCTCTTTGGTCTTCTGGTGCTTTTGACAGTGCTTACCCCACCGTAGATCAGCATGTTTATCGCGTAGAGAATCTGTCTATAGTCCCCAAGCCAAAATATTCTAGTGGCAAGATGTGGACGGAGCCTGTAGTGCACACCATTCAAGTCTATGTCCATTCGTCTTTTCCAAGTGACAAGCTAATAGGCTTTCTTCCTGCTCTTTTCTACGAGTTCCCCGGGCTTAAGTTTTTCCCAGCCCATTTACCCTTCTGGATTGAAGACTTTCTGGAGTGAAACAATGACCAAGACTGTAGCATCCCTCGCGTCAAGCCCTCGGCTCGAAGACCTTTACACGTCATTCACCGAATTTGAGAGCATTCTTAGGGATGCTCTCTCAGCAGCCCGCACTGCTTTTGAAGTGGAACTGTGCCAGCAGGTATCGGCGAACTACAAGGATTTTCGCGGGCGAATGTACTGGAATGACCACAAGGATCAACTCCTCCGCAGCATAGCAGGGCCGGCAGACTAGCCATGAGACCCTCAGTGGAGCCGTTCTGGAGTAAGCACCAACTGGAGTTCATAGAGTACGCCCCCGGGGGTTCATGGTGGTAGATGCTGACTACGAGCAAAGAAGGCGTGAGTTCATGGCGGGGTTGCTTGCTAATCACGCTCGGGTGTTCAAGTGGATGCCTTGCCCAGCAAGGGTGCCAGTAGGTACCCCCGGGCACTGCCACGAGACTGCTTACTGGCTAGCAAAGGACCATGGGTTCATTTACTGTGAGGGGCTCTTGGTTTCCTCCAGCCATACCATGGCCCATGCGTGGAACTGCTCCCGGGACGGTCTCGTGGTAGATTCCACGTTGAGGTCAGAGACCGAGCCCCGCCTTAGTTACTACGGCATCCCGTTCAAGACCGAGTACATCGTCAAGCATCATCGGAAGGTTGGGTACTACGGGCTCATGGACGGACACCCTACGTTGGGAGATGCCATTGGCCCCTATGTCGATCCCCCGTCCCTGTGGTTGCACCCCCTACCCCATGGTGAAGAAAGTATTTGACAATCGGAGCTATTCTGGTAGTATCCAGTTATCGACTTCTTTTCACTGCCACGGAGGGCACCATGACCACTGCAAAAACCTTTACGACTTCTGTCATCGCCTACGATGCCGCCAGTGCTGGTGATCCTCCTCAGTTGGAGAAGATGGAACTCGTCGTTGAATTCCACGATGGGAAATGGACAGTCTTCCAAGTCGATATTGACGCGGCGGGCAACCGCTGGAATTCGACCCCGGTCAAAACCTTTGGCATGTTTGAGGTGGCTGTAGCGTGGGCCCGCCATGAGGAAGCCGGCTCTCTGTAATCAAGGGCCCTTCGGGGCCTTTTGCAATTAACTGCACATGGAGGTGCTGTAGTGCGCGAGACAACTATCCGGATCGGCCTTGAATATGAGTCCCGCTTGTTCGGCGGGGCTTATGGCTTCGGGCGCTATAACAGCGCAAAGAGAGGCATGCCAATCAAGGCCATGATCGAACAGGCCCGGGTGCGGTATAACACCATCCGCACGGACATGGGACTTGAGCCTGTTACTGACTGGTCCAAGACCCCGACCAGCTTGGTTCAGAAAATCAGGGAGGATGGCTAACCATGCTTGTCTATCACGGCACGTCTCTACAGGCATGGCAGGTGATTCAGACCGCTGGCCTTCTCCCCCGGGATGCGGGTACCAAGTCGAATTGGGATCACAGCATAGAGTCGAACCCCGACACCGTGTATCTCACTGATGCCTATGCTATGCACTTCGGGCTGAATGCCCTCAACCCGTCCAAGGATGTGGCCATGAACAAGGTCGTCATCATTGAGATGGAAACAGACGACCTTCCGGGACCCTTGGTACCTGACGAGGATGCTTTAGAGCAGGTATCCCGGTATTCAGAGGACGGGCTCCCCCGACATTGGAACATGGTGGAGCGGACTCGCTTCTACCGGGGCAAGGTTCATAAGTACGCAGAGTATGGGTTGGACTTCTACTGGAGCATGGAGGAGCTTGGCACCGGGGGCCATGTTGGAGCTATCCCGGCAAGCTACTTCCTCCGGGCAGCAGTGATTGACATTGTGGAGGCCCATGCTCTTGCATTTGCCTACTTGGATACCACCCCCTCCGTGCTGGCTTACAAAGTGATGCGGGGCTACCTGCGGGCCATGGCGGCGGCAATCTTCGGGACCACTATCCCGGAGTACGAAGGTTCAGAGTTTTGGAAACTGCCGCCCATCGGGGCTGGCATTGAAATCATCAATCTAGGAGGTAAGGCACTATGAGCAAGTTCAATCCGCACCTTGCAGGTGAAGCAGTACTCGGCAGCATCAACTATGGCCGGGACGGCATGGTGGCGTTGCCCAAGCTGAATGGCATCCGGGGCATCAATCAAGACGGCCAGCTTGTGGCCCGCTCCCTCAAGAAGTTGGGGAACGACTTCACTACTCGACTGTTCAGCCAGAATGAGTTCAACGGTTTGGACGGTGAGCTTATCGTGGGGGACTTCGCCCATGAAGACGTGTTCGCAATAACTACCTCTGCTATCCGGTCAGTGGCTGGAATTCCTGAAGTGTTCTGGTACATTTTCGACTGGTACCACCCCACCATGCCGTACATTGATCGATTGCAGGAGAGGGACAGGATCGTTGGCGGGTCCAGCAATCCCCGGGTCAAATTGATTGAGTGGGCCATCGTCCGATCAGACGAGGAACTTGAGTCCTACTCCGAAGCCAAGCTGGCTCAGGGGTACGAGGGGCTGGTATTGCGGGACCCTAACGCACGATACAAGCAGGGCCGCTCCACAGACGCAGAGGGCAGTTTTCTGCGGTACTGTGCATGGCTGAGGTCAGAGGCCGTTATCATTGCCATTCACGAGGGCTCAGTGAACAACAACGAGTCCGTGGTTAATGAGCTTGGGTTCAAGCGAAAATCAACTCACAAGGAGAATTGCGTGGGGTCAGGTCGTCCCGGGTCCTTTACTGCAAAGGATCGTGTGACAGGAATCGAGTTCAACATGCTCATCCCTACCGTCGCACTGCAAGAGGAAGTGGGCCGTAGTCCTTCCAAATTCTTGGGAGAACTGGCAAAATACAAGTACAAACCCCCGGTGAAGAAGGGTGGCAAGCCACGGTTCCCGCAGTATGAGGGCCTTCGGTTACCAGAGGACATTTCATAAGTCTTAGGAGACTTCAATGGGAAATTTTCTGTACGAGCTTCGCCCCTACTACTGCCTTGCCTTAGCTGCTCTGGGCCTCACGGCCACAGAGACGTTGGGGAAGATTTTCGCGCTGCTTCTTGCCTACTGCGGTGTGCGAATCTGGATGTGGCGCAAGACGTACAGGAGCAATGGGCTCTCCTCCCTCCGCTCCTGAATTATTTTCGATTGGATGTTAAAAAACATTTGACAAGCGGATTGATTCTGGTAGTATCTAGTCATGGGTCGGGACAACACAAGCCCCGGCAATTTCGTAGTACCAATAGTCACGGAGGACTAAAATGAAATCGTTCCAGATCATCGTCGGTGGTGTTGAGGTTTTCGTCGGCACGTTCGCAGCCGCTATCGAAGTCATCGAAGCCACGATTGACAAGCCCCGCTTCCCGGTTGCCAAGTCGGCCATGTCCGCAGCGGATGTCGGCACTAAGTTCGCCGTCACGTCCCGGATCAAGGGCAGCGGTTCCAAGGCCACCGTGACCGTGGTGGAAGTCACCGAAGCCGAGAAGGCCAAGACCCCGGCTGTCAAGTCCGGTCTCCGCAAGGCATCGTGGAACTGGATCGCCGAGCAACTCAGCGGCGTCGAGGTCACCGAAGTCGCTGTCCGTAAGGTCACCGACAAGCGGTTCAACCTGCAAGTCAACGGCAAGGTCGTCTGGTATTCGGCCTCCGAAGAAGTCGCTCTTACTGCCAAAGCAGCGGTGGAAGACAACCTGATGAAGGTCGCCGCATAACGGGCCTGATTCATTCCCGGGGGCTACGAGCCCCCTTTTTTGCACTTAATTGCACTAGGACTACCATGGACGCACAGCTTTTGGACTTCGATCAGTATCAGACGTGTGCAGTAAAGACCTTGAAGCCGGATGATTTCCAGCGGACGGTCCTTCACTGCATTTTGGGAATGGTCGGGGAGGCCGGGGAGCTTATCCAGTTGGCCAGCCACCAGAACGAGCAGAAAGTGGGTGAGCTTGGGGACTGCATGTGGTATGCGGCTTGTTTGGCCCACACCCTCGGGATCAAGTTCCAGAGCCTGTTCGACAAGTCGATGCTCTTACGTCCGGATAGATCAACCGCAGAAATGCAACTCCTGATTCAGGGGTGCGCCATGGCGGACACCATCAAGAAGAGCGTGTTCTACGGCAAGGACCTTGACCAGCCCAAACTGGAAGACATGCTTTGCCGGTACGTCACCGGCCTGTATCGGGTGTGCTGGACTCTTCGGGTCCCTCCGCTGTATGTAGCCAAGACCAACGTAGAGAAACTTGAAGCCCGCTATGGTGGTGTGTTCAGTGCAGACAAGGCAATCAATCGTGACCACGCAGCAGAATCAGCGGCGGCGGGCATTCAGACTGTATAACGTAAGGAGAGTATCGTGAGACTGGTAGAGCCGAGAGTTTTTCTAGTGGGTGAGACCCGCATTGTGCCAGAGGGCATGTGTGCTTTCTTGGAGGAAATCGGGGTCCCGGAGTGGGAATCCACGTCTGATTGTGACTCCGAGGTGATCGTAGAGGCTGCTGGAAAGCTGTGCTACATGAGCTTCTCCACTGACCTGAACAAGAATCTGACCAAGGTCGGCACCCGCAGCAATTTCGACTACATCCAAGAGGGTATAGTGGGGCAAAAGCACGGCTCAGTTCTTGAGCATGTGGTGGTCAATCTCATCTTCACCAACGTAAGCCGGGTGCTTACCCATGAGTTAGTCCGCCATCGGGCCGGGGCAGCGTACTCCCAGACTTCCGGCAGGTACGTGAGGACAGACTCCCTTGACTTCTGGATTCCCACCATCATCAAGCAGAACGTGGAGCTTGCCGGTCTCTTCGAGGAGGCAGTGATCCACCAAGAAAAGATTCTGGCCAAGATGGTTGAGGTCGCGGGCATCAATCGTATGAACTCCAAGGAAGACTTCGATACCAAGAAGAAGCTGACCAGTGCCTTCCGCAGGATCGTCGGCAACGGGGTGGCCAACAACATTGAATGCACCTTCAACCATCGGGCACTGCGGCATCTGATTGAGCTTCGGACATCTCAGCACGCGGAGGAGGAGATTCGCCTCGTGTTCAACGATGTGTTCAATCAGGTGGCGGATAGGTACCCAGCCATTTACGCCGATGCCCACCGGACCATGATCGACGGGCATTTCGAGATCACGTTCAAGCACAGCAAGGTGTGACATGAGCAAGAGACAAGAGAGAATCAAGAAAGACGGGGCTGTTGGGCACCCGTGGTGGCAGAATCCCCACCCCCGTAGCCGTATGTACCTGATGGTTTTCTGGGTGTGCCAGCGTATTGGAGCCCAGTGGCGTGAGGACCAGAAACGGCTAGCGGAGGAAGCCAAGTGAGAGCCTTCATCCGAGTAGCCCCTACTCCGGGCTCCTTTACCCCTGAACTCATGGCAGCCCGGTACGGTGTTTCCATGGAGGTTGCCGAGCGCATGTCTGAGCAGGCACGCTCTGAGGAGATGTGGGTGAATGACGAGTTTCAAGTCTCCAAGAGCGGGGTATTCGTCCCGCACCTTGGTGGCTGGCCTCCGATGGTGCATTTGAGCATTATCCCTCTCGACGGCAGAACCGGACACCCGTGGGCAGAGATGCAGCAGATCAAGAACATGCTCATGGGGCCTGAGTTCGAGGCCATAGAGATTTACCCCGCTGAATCCCGTCTCGTGGATATGGGGGTGAATTACCACCTGTGGGTGTTCATTGAGCCCTATTTTCGGGTGCCAATTGGCTGGAACTATCGCATGGTGAAGGGTGAGCAATGACAAACCTGTACGACATCCTTGGCGTGGCCACTGACGCAACGCCGGAAAAGATCAAGAGGGCTTACAGGGCAAAGGCTATGAAGACGCACCCAGACAGGGGAGGTACATACGGGGATTTTCAGTGCTTGAGCCGAGCCTATGAGGTCCTTTCTGACCCGGAGCGCAGGGCAAGGTATGACCGCGATGGATTCACCGGAGAGGCCCCTGACCTTGATGCGAAAGTCCATCAGGACCTAGCTAGCTTGGTTCTTAGCGTACTCGACCAGATCAATCCAGACCGCTCCAATCTTGTGGAGGTAATGATCAATAGTTTGCGGGTGCAGATGGCCAATCACCAGTCGGCTCTTAATGCCTGTGATGCCAAGATTCTCAGCCGTGAGACCGCAATCAAACGCCTTAGCAGTAGAGACGGGGACTCATTCCTGACCCAAGTTCTTGTAGGCGACATTGCTGCTCAGAGGGCAGCAAAACTCAAGATAGAGGAGGTCATTGCTTACGGTCACAAGCTGTTGGAAGCCCTCCACGGGTACGAGTACAAGGTAGATGCACCGATGTTCCGCCCCACCATGTCAACTACAGCTACCACGGCATTCCTATGACGACCACCGAAGGCACGAAAGACATCCGGGGGGACTACCCCCACTACCACAAGTACGTTGGGCACCTTGAGTACATTGACGTGTATCGCGTCTGTGACTTATTTGGGGTTACCGACTCTGCCATCGCTCATGCCGTCAAGAAACTTCTGGTGGCGGGGGGTCGTGGGGCTGGCAAAGACATGCGACAAGACGTGCAGGAGGCCCTTGCCACCCTGCTTCGTCGCCAGCAAATGTGGGCAGAAGATGAAGCCAGCAATCTTCAGAAATCGTTTGACAATCGGTAATAACTAACGTAGTATCAGTACATCGAGTCGTACATTCCACGGAGGGAAGCAAAATGGCAGTGAAAATCACCATGAAGGTAGAGCCCGTAGTTGGTTACACCTTTGGCGGCTCAGAAACCCAAGGTAATGCCTCCATGAAGGAGGTCCTCGGGGGCAAGGGTGCCAATCTCGCAGAGATGGCTTCCATCGGTGTCCCGGTTCCGGCAGGTTTCACTATTCCATGCTCTGCATCCGTGCGGTACAAGGGGTACAAGGATAACGGCCCTGCTATGGGGGCTTTCCTGAACTCCCTGTGGGTATCGGTGTTCAAGGGCCTTAAGTTCATTCAGCAGGTGGAGGGTGAGTTGGCCCTCGTCAGCGTCCGCTCGGGTTCCCGAGTATCGATGCCGGGAATGATGGACACCATCCTCAACGTGGGAATCACGTCTGCAAACCTTGACGCTCACATTGAGAAGATGGGGGCCAGAACCACCTATGATTCCTATCGTCGCCTGATCCAGATGTATTCGTCGGTGGCTCTCGGGGTCCCCATGGACAAGTTTGAAGCCATCCTGACCGAAGAGCGTGTAGCGGCTGGTGTGGCCACTGATGCGGAGCTTTCTGCCCGCGTCCTTAGTCAGGTGGTTACTCGCTACCTCGCCCTGCTTGAATCCCTTAATGTCGAGTTCCCTGACACGTTTGAAGAGCAATTGCAGGGCGCTATCCTTTCCGTGTTTCGCTCGTGGGACAATCCCCGGGCAGTGGAGTATCGGAAGATCAACGGCATCCCTGAAGAGTGGGGCACTGCGGTCAATGTTCAGGCCATGGTCTTCGGTAACTTGAACGACAAGTCCGCCACTGGTGTGCTCTTCACCCGAGACCCAGCCACAGGCCAAAATCAGGTGGTAGGGGAGTACCTAGTGAATGCTCAGGGTGAGGACGTGGTTGCCGGCATCCGGACACCGCTGCCATTGAGTGACATGGCCTCGTGGAATCCTGAAATCCTTGACAGCCTTGTGGAGACAGTATCCACTCTGGAAAACCACTACAAGGACATGCAGGATGTTGAATTCACGATTCAAGACGGCAAGCTCTACATCCTGCAAACTCGCAATGGCAAGCGGTCTGCCGCGTCGGCCTTTCGTATTGCATACGACTTGGCAGAGGAAGGTCTGATTACGAAAGACGAGGCGGTTGGCCGCGTCAATCAAAAGCAGCTTCTGGCCATGATGCAGAACTCACTTGATCCCAAGTTCAATATGGCCCCTCACCTTGTCGGCACCGCTGCGGGTGGTGGGTTGGTAACAGGGGTAGCGGTCTTCACGTCAGAGCGTGCAGTTAATTGCACTGAGCCGTGCATCTTGGTCAGGTCAGAGACGGACCCAGAAGACATTGCCGGCATGAATGCAGCCGTAGGCATCCTTACTTCTACGGGAGGTATCACTTCTCACGCTGCCGTTGTTGCACGAGGAATGAACAAGTCCTGCGTAGTCGGTGCCACCGCTCTTACCATCGGGGATTCTGATCCTGCCATGACACAGGCCGTCATCAGTCCTTCGGGCCCAGCATTCAAGGAAGGTACCAAGATCACCCTTGATGGGGCAACTGGAAATGTGTGGGTTGGGGTTGATGTTCCGGTAATCGCTGGCGGGTCTTCTCCGGAGGTACGGAGCATCATCGGGTGGGGTATGCAGAAGCATGGTAGTGTGTCAGAGCGACTGGACTTCAATACGTTCAGCCCTGCCGATATTGATGCAGCAGTGGCAGAGGCCACGTCTTCCAGCATCTACATTGACACGGCTCTTTTCGAGCCAGTTCCCGGACAAGACCTTGGTCCCATGGTGTCTAGGATCAAGGTACTCGGGTTCGCCTTGGCGGCATCGACAAAAGTCACTGAGGTGATTCTCGACATGACTCCGCTGGCTCACTTGCTACCTGCACCTGATGTGGTGTTCTACTCCATGTTCGGCCTATCTGAAGACAATGCCACGGTCCCAGCAATCATTGTCAATGCTCTTAAGTCATGGCCCAAGGCAGTGACAGCTATGACTTCCGTTCGGTCTTTCATGCCCTTGGATAAGGGCCTTTGCGATGCACTCAAGAGCTACGGGTTCAGTCTCCATAGCCATATCCGGACGGTTGCAGACTTGCTTGAAGCCAAGGGGCCGGTCCAGATCACTCCCGGGGTTATCTCTTCTGTTTTCGGGGGTGAGGATGCTTACAAAAAGATGTGTTCCATGGTTGAGGTAGCTACAGGCAACTCTATCGGCGGGAAGATTCCCCGTCCTGTTTATTGGTATGACTTCTTTTCGGAGGCAGCATAATGGCCCTTGTTCTAACCCTTGGAGTGGGTAAAGACTTCTACGTTGAGGGGGCTCGGGTAACTGTTGTGGATGTTATCTCCCCCACTTGTTTCTCACTGCAACTCGAAAGTGGCGAAATGTTCCACGTCACTGCTGACGAATGGAAGGAAATCCTTCCCGGGGTGCGGGTACAATCCGCCCTAGAAAAGTCAAGGGCTGCTCACACTGCTCGGGTGGCTATTGAAGCCCCAGGCCTCCGAATCTTGCGTGGGGAGTCCTTCCGGAGCCAAGGCTAGTTTGACAATCAACTTTAATCAGGTAGTATAGATCATCATCTAGGAGGAAATAATGACTATCAGCAAATCGCAGACACCCTTGCACAAGGGGATTCCCGTCAATATCGGGAGGTTGGATGGGTTTGTATTCGGGGGCCCCTATCGGAGTTACATCCCCGGCACCCGCAGACTCATTGGCATCAAGATGGCTGCTGAGATCAACCATGATCATGATTTTGCGGTGGATACCGAGGACTTCTCTGTTCCTCCGGTGCAGGGCATGCAAAATGGTCTGGTGGCAGCTATCAACGCCTTTCACGATGGGAAGGATGTCTACGTCGGGTGCATGGGAGGAATCGGCAGGACCGGCCTGTTCATGGGGTGCATGGCCAAAGTAATGGCGGACTACGCTACCCATACGAAAACTGACAAGCCCGTGCCAGCGGACCCTGTGGCTTACGTGCGGGCACACTACATGGGCCACGCTATCGAGACTCTGGAGCAACAGGTGTATGTTCGTGGTTTCAATACCGCCCCGGTCATCAAGTACATTGACGACCTCTTGAGCCCTACCGTGGTAAGTGTAGAAGTCCCCGTCCCGGCACCTATGCCCACCCCCTTGCAGTACGCCATGTATATGCTGTTTGGGGTCAAGCCCAAATAACATTTGACAAACTAGATCAATCTGGTAGTATTCAGTTGTACAGTAAAACCACGGAGGGTTACAGCATGAGCAGGTCTCTTCAAAAAGACACCCTGTCTTTCCAGTTTGGCGTACGGCCCGGGGTTCAAGCCCGCGATGTTGGGGCCGCGTCAATTCCCAAGGTAGCTGAGAGGATCGCAGCGGCAAAGACCTCCGGTGACGACATCGGCGAATTGTTATGCGCTGATCCCATTGGTGAGAAGGTAATGGGACATCCTGAATTGGACGCGGTGATCTTCTACATGATGAATCACGCCATGTCCCTAGTTCGGCAGAGGGTTCACCCCCTAGCTAGGCTGGGTGATTATCTTCCTCTGGTGGAGGAGTACCACAGGCAGCTTGCCATCCGCTCCACCCGTATGTTCATGTACCTTGTTCTGATCTGCACTCGGGAGTCCCGGCATGATAAAAGCTCTGGGACGAACTGGTATGGAGGGTACCCCATGTCTTTCTTGAAGCTCCATAAGAGCATCAAAGGAAACGGGTCCGATGCAGCGGCAATGGAGTTCCTGAATAATCCGCCAGCAGGCACTCTCGGCAACTACACTAGGTTTCTTGTGGATGCCTTCTACAAGGGCTCATACTCCGGCGGGTATGGCGGCAAGGCTTGGGGTGAGGTGGCCAAGGTGCTGCACGGGTTTGTCACCGGCACCCTGTCGGCAGAAATGATGCTGGACACTGCCTTCACCCTCTGCCACAACAATGGGCCCATCTTCAATAAGGGCATGTTCTATAGTGGGTACAGCAAGGAAATCTACCGTATCTTGGATGTCCAAAGGTCGGGCCAGATTCCACAGCTTGTGGCTGACCAAGCTACTCCTTGGCATTCCAATGCCCAAGTAGCTGCCCTGTACAAGAAGTGCCTGTCCCTCCTTGGACCAGCCTTCTCCGGTTACGTCGATTGGTATCTGGTGGAAGAGCTTGGCTCCATGCACAGCTACCCGAACGAAAAGACCATGCAAGTCAGCAACCATGGTTACCCGTCCGCTTTCAAGGCGAAACTGGAAGTCGAGGAGTTGAAGAAAAAGATGGCCGCAGAGAAGGCAGCACAGGAAGCGGCTGAGCAGAGCAAGAAGTATCTTGAGATTTGGCCGGGTCTTACCGTCCAGAAAGTGAGCAGTGGTCGAAATGTCTAGCGTGAAAAAAGTGTCATCCGTTCTACCTTTGAGGCCCGCCGCCACGACACCTGCAAAGGCCCCTGCTTATCGCAAATGCTATGAGGGGCACCCGCCCCTTACCATCGGTGATTTCGTGATCTACGGGGGTTCCTGTTCGTCTCCCGTGGTGTCTGATGCTGACGTGTATGTGGGGTTTGATTACGGCCATGCCAAGACCCCGCAAAGCTACCCTTGGATGCCGGGAGACTCGTTCTATTTCCCCATAACTGACATGCACGCACCGAGCGACTTTGCGCAGTTCAAGAACCTTCTCACGTACCTGTCCGTGCAATTAACTGCACAGAAGAAAGTGCATATAGGGTGCATCGGTGGTCACGGGCGCACCGGGACCGTATTGGCGGCTCTTGTGGCCACCATGACTGGGGAACTCGACGCTATCAACTACGTGAGGAAGCACTACTGCGAAAAAGCGGTTGAGTCCAAGGCGCAGGTGGATTTTCTAGTCAAGAACTTCGGGATCACGTCAGCCCCGGCAGCAAAGGAAATCCACCCTCCGCGTGTCCATGGAAGTACCTCTGACTATGGCGGTATGAAGTCGTACAACAGGTCCCTAGACTTGGTGCGGAGCATCCCAAGCCTTCCAGCCGGCACCGCAGTAGTCACCCCTGTCCAGTCTGTGTCCTCCATCTGGGGCCAGAATGTTTCATTTGACAAATCCGGCTAATCCGGTATAATCTCTGTAAATCCAAGGAGGGAACGACATGGCAATAACCACCAAAGTAAGTTCAGAGTACGGGATTGGTCTTCTCAAGCTGTTCGGGGTTGATCCTCTCTTGATAGAAGCAGCCTCCCAGAATGGTATTCAGATAACCCAGCACTCTCTCGGACTGTTCGCGGTCTATCTGGGTGGAAAGGCATACGGGACTGTGGCTGTCAAGGGGAGTGCCATAACCATGGCGCAATCGGGACAGCTTGGCCCTGCTAGCAAACAAGCAATCCAATACGGTTTCGAGGAGAAGATCAAGGCGGCGTTGAAGGATGCTGTGGATTCTGGTGGGGTCGCCCCTTCCCCAGTGACCACCATATCTAAGCCAGCACCTGACGTCACCGAGGTGACTACTGGAAGCACTGTCCCGCCAGAAAAGGTGCCGGTTTTTGGCGGGGTGTCTGGCTCCGAGGCTTCCGAAGAAACCCTAAAGAAGGCATTGCAGGATTTGCCTCCCATCAGCAAGAAGGTTACCACCAAGATGAAAAAGTCCGCTTCTACTTTCTTCACGTTGGACGAGAAGACTGCCAATGACCTTCACCAAGCTGTGCCATGCCACCTTTTTGAGGCCACTGAATGCGGGGTTCCAGTCTTCGGTACAAGCCCCGGCTCCGTGTATTACGTCTTGGCCCTTCTCAAGGGTGCCGCTCTCGCTGCTCGACTCAAGGGTGACAAGTTGTCTCTGCGTTTGGAGCCCACTCCCGGAAAGGACCTCAGCCCCTATAATCAGGTGCTGGATTCCTTTGGGTTCAGTTTCCAGACTTCTCACTCAAGCACCCATGTGTCTGTAGGGAATAAGGCACTGCTGAAGAAGGTGGTCGGGGCCTTGCTTTTCAGTCTCGGCATGGAGAACGTCCATGAATCAATCGACCCGATTACCATCCTTGGAGGGGGCAAGTTGCCATGAGTACAGCCTTGAAGCTGCGGGACATCATTGAGATGGGCCCCCTGCTTGGGGGTCTCACTCCGCAAAATATCGTGGGGGAGGTAGTCAGCATTTCCCCGGGCCGTGTCGAAGTGGCCCTGACTTTTTTCGGGGTTCGTATCGGTAGGGCAGAAAGAACTGATAACGGAGAGGAACTCAAATGGACCATGCTAGCCTAGACACAAAGCTGTTCAAGCTGTTGGATGTCATCCAAGTCAAGGGGGAGTACAAGGATGGGGCCATTTCCGGGTCTCGTGACCTAACGGTGCAGACCGATGTAGGTCTCCGCATACCCGTCACCGTCACCCTAGACAAGTTCTTTATGAACGACCAGTGCGGGATTGTGGCCCATGTTATCGGTGATCTCTACATAGTCGTGTCATACTATGAAAAGACGCGATCAACCGGGGCCTACCTGATCGACAAGGACAAGCTGGAGATGGACGGTGTGAAGAGCCCGCCCTCCTTGTTCATCAGCAAGACATACGACATGCGGGCTGTATTTGAGGCATTGAAGCATGCCATCGTGTCCGCATTCACGTACCGGAACAATCAATGGGTGGCACTGCGACTACCCAAGTAAGAGAACTGCGAAACATGCCCGCCCCCAAGGCGGGTTTCAGTGTCGAAAGGGAGTCATGCTTGTAATCTGGTGCAGTCAAGAGGTGAAGACCCTCAAGGAAGTCATAGGGGCAACCCTATCCCAGCATGCGATTGACCACAGGGTAGAGCCGGATGTGTCCGGGTTTCCTTACGTCTCCCCCGGGGACGTAGTTCTTGCCTGTGGGACCAAAGCACTCGCAGTTCTCCAAGCCATGGGGGTCACCCCCAAGGGCAGGACCGTCACTTCCACCCGAGGCACTCCTATCATGGTCAGAGGGGCTAAGGTGCTGACTACCTTTGACCCCGGGGTTGTATTCCGTGACTATGCCCGCCTCCCTGACATCCAGTGGGATATTCAGCTTGCAGTACGACTTCACAACACCCGGACCACAGCCCCGAAGGTTGGTGACTACAAGCTGGTGGAGTCCTTTCACGAGGTAATTGATCGCATTGACTACCTCTGGGAGCGGACGGGCTTACCCGTGGAGGTGGCCTGTGACTTGGAGACCAAGGGTCTGGACGAGTTCGCTGTGGGGGCTTGGATCATATCGTGCTCATTCACTGTCGATGCCGGGACGGCTCAGGTAGCCTACTTCCTGAAATCAGAAAAGCCCGTGCAGCCCGACGTATTCACCCCGGAAGAGGATCACACCTATTGGGAGTCTCTGTGGGTGCAGATCAACTGGCTTCTTACGACCCCCAAGGTTTCTCTTCGCGGAGCCAACTTCAAGTTTGATTCCCGCTGGCTTAACCAGTGCTGGAGCATAAACTGCACAAACCACAAGTTTGACACTACCCTCGTGGGGTCTCTACTTGACGAGAACAGAAGTAACTCCTTGAAGTTGCATGCCAAGCTATTCACTAACCTCGGGGGCTACGAGGATGGCATGGACAAGTACGACTTCTCTTGTCTGGAGAAGGTACCTGTACCGGAGATCGTTCAATACAACGGAGGAGACACTGATGCCACCCTACAGGTGGCTACGCATTTCAAGAAGCAACTGCTCAAGGACAGGAAGCTAGTCAATTTTTACACCAAGGTGACCCATCCGGCCTCAAAGGCATTTGAGCGACTGGAGAGGAATGGCATCTATGTCGATGTCCAGTACTACCACCGACTCCAATCCGAGTTGGAGGAGGAGATTTCAAGAATCCATTCCGGCCTCATAGGCATGATGCCGGCAACCCTGCGAAGCAAGTATGCGGAGAACTTGAAGGTCACCCGTCACGCTCTTTTGCGTGACTTCCTCTTCACCCCAGCCGGCCTCAACCTCAAGCCACACCTATTCACGGAGGCAGAGAAACTACCCTCAACGGCCATGGAACACCTGTTGAGTTTCAAGGACAACCCAGCCGCTGCCGAGTTCATATCCCTGTTCAATGAGTACGGAAGTGCCACAAAGACACTCTCGACCTACGTCATTGGGTTCCTTAAGCACTTGCGGTCAGACGGGAAGTTTCATCCCTCATTCATGCTTCATCGCGGGGGCTATGGGGACTCCGATGACGACACCGGAACAGTAACCGGACGCACGTCAGCCAAGGACCCAGCAGTTCAGACTATCCCCAAGCATACGAAGTGGTCCAAGCGTTTGCGGAGGGCATTCATCGCGCCCCCGGGCTACACCATCCTGAACTTGGACTACTCACAAGGGGAACTGCGTATCTGTGCTGTGGTGGCGGAAGAGCCCACCATGATCCAAGCGTACCTTGACAACAAGGACCTCCATGCCATAACCGCTGCGGGCCTGAACGGGTACTCCTTTGAAGAGTTCATGCTGCTCCCCGACGAGCTTCGGGATGAGCTTCGATCTGGGGGAAAGGCCGGCAATTTCGGACTGATCTACGGTATGCAGCATATCGGGTTCCGGGAGTACGCTTGGAATTCCTATGGGGTATCCATGTCAGAGGAAGAGGCGTTCAATACCCGCAATGCCTTCTTTGACCTCTACTCCCGCCTGTTGCCTTGGCACACTGAAGCCAAGAAGTTTGCCAAGGTCCGGAGCTACGTCAGGTCACCCCTTGGTCGGGTGCGTCACCTTCCCCTAATCAATTCTCCGGACAGGGAGTCGAGGTCCAAGGCAGAGCGTCAAGCTATCAACTCCCCCATTCAAGCAACCTTGTCCGATATGATGCAAATGGCCATGGTTTCCATTGACCGGCAGTACGGCAATGAAGACATTCGCACCTTTATGATGACCCATGACAGCTTATCGCTGTACGTCCCGATAGAGCGTGCGGTAGAATGGAGTCCTAGACTCCGGGATATAATGGAGAACCTCCCATTGAAGAAGGACTTTGGTTGGGAGTCACCCCTTAAATTCACCGCTGATTCAGAGGTTGGAGTTCCAGATGATGACGGGGTTATCAGCCTAGCCAAGTTGCAGAAGCTGAAGCCCACTTAACACTACCGGAGAACCGCATGTCCGACGAAGAACAGACCATAGAGAGCGTCTTTACCAGACTTGGGGGGGATGTGCGAAAGGCCGACACCAAGGCCATGATTACGAATGGGTCAGACGCTTTCCCTGCCGATTCCTTTGAAGGGGTGTATTGGTCCGGGGGCTCAGTCGGCTCCAACGTCGGGATCATTGAACCCGTGTTCAAGCCGGGCAGCTTGCATGCCATCGCTGTGCAGAACAACACCCTCTCACAGTGCATTGAAGCCATGGAGGTGAATATCGACGGCACCGGACATTCTATTGAGCTTGTGAAGGAGGGTGAGGCAGAGTCTGATGAAGATGCGGAGAAGGTAGCCCTACAAGACTTTTTCCGTGAGCCCTTCCCCGGGAAGTCCATGATCGAAATTCGTCGGGCCATGCGGCGCGATCTGGAGGCATCTGGTAATGGGTACTTTGAGGTCATCAGGGATGCCCAAGACAATGTAGTTCTCACCAACTTTCTCGACTGCCAAGATGTTCGGATGGTTCGGTTTGACGACGCCGTGCCAGTGGCCAAGGAAGTGGTCAGGGCCGGTAAGGTGGTTTCTGTCACCATCCGCACTCGGGAGCGCCGGTTTGTTCAGGCCATCAATGGCAAAAAGGTGTATTTCAAGGAGTTCGGGGCTTCCCGCGATCTAGACAGAGACACAGGGGCTTGGGTAGCTGAAGGCCAGAGGCTTCCTGTTGAGAGGAGGGCCAGTGAGATCATTCACTTTGCCGGCAACAAAGAGCCGAAGACACCCTACGGCACTCCCCGCTGGATCAATCAGATGCCTTCTGTTCTCGGGTCTCGCAAAGCAGAAGAGCACAACCTTGAGTTCTTTGATGGGGGTGGCATCCCTCCGGTACTGGTCATTGTCGAAGGTGGCACTCTGGGGGAGAAGCTCCGGGCAGACCTCAAGAAGCACCTGTCTGGGGTAGGTGGGCGGTCCCGTGCGGCTATCGTAGAGGCTATCTCTACCTCGGGTACCATCGATTCCGCTGGGTCAGTGCGGGTCCGTGTGGAGCGATTTGGGGCAGAACGGCAGCAGGACTCCATGTTCCAGAAGTACGATGCCGAGACATCGGAGCATGTACGGATAGCCTTCCGTCTCCCTCCCATGTTCTTGGGCAAGGCACAGGATTACAACTTCGCCACTGCCTACACCGCATACATGGTGGCAGAGGCTCAAGTGTTCTACCCGGAGCGGGACGAGTTCGACTCCAAGATCAACAACACCATTGTCAAGGCTCTCGGGATCAAGAAGTACAAGTTCCGCTCCCTGCCACTCACCCTCACGGACATTGCCAATCAGTTGAAGGCCATTGAATTGGTTACGACGGCCAAGGTGATTTCCGGGGAGGAGATTGTTTCCAAGCTGAATGAGATCACCGGCCTGTCCATGGAGTACACGGAGCCTCCCGCCCCACCCCCTGCCCCTGCCGCACCTGCTACGGGCACCCCTGCCGAGCCAGCGGTACCAGCAAACGGCATTCCAGTGGATACCCCCACCAAGAAAAGCGAGCCCGGAGACTACAAGATTCCAGCCCTAGTAGCTGAGTGGGTGGAGTCCATCGGTCTTCATGGTGACAGTGTGGCAAGCAGGTACTCCGAGACGGCAAAGGACCGTATCCACAAGGCTGTGTTTGAGCTAACCCCTGATGAAACCAAGGAGTTCAACCGCATTCTTGCAGCCATCAGTTTCTCTTCTGCCGGCACGGACATGGAGGGTCTTTCCGAGCTTTGTGAGTGCGCCAATGCTCTAGTCGGGTCTTGATATGATCCGGGCTGAGAGCTTTAAGGCACTGGAGGCTTCACTCGCGGGCCGTCTATCAGGCTCACTGCGAGACCTGACTGAAGCACTGTACGCCAAGATTGAGAAGGCCATTGCAGCCAAAGACTGGGACAAGGCACATGCAGAGGCTACCAAGCTATCGTTGTCGGACCTCTTTGTGGGGCACGAGGACTACCTAGCCTATGTGACCAACCTTGCCATGCTTTTTGGGGCCAGCCGCGTTACCAAGAAGCCGGGGACCTCTGTGGTCGGCCTCGGGTTTGAGGGAGTGACCTCCCATCAGATGGCTCAGACGTTCAAGCAGTCAGTTCTGGTCAAGGGTGAGTCCCAATTGCGGGAAGCGGCCTTGCAACTAATTGCACTGCACAAGGCGTCACCCTCGCTGGTGGAAGCGACCAAGGCTGACACTCCAGTGTGGGACCAGCCAGAAAAAGCCCTTGAGCCGTCCGGTAGGCCCCGTAGAATCCTCCAGCCATTCTCTTCCTTCATGGATGGAACAGGTCAGGCCATGCTCAACATAGCATCGTCCCTGCATACCTCCCGGGTGTCCTCCTATGGCTTCACGGCTGAGGCAATGGCCTTGGGATTGACTGAGTATCAGATCAATGAGCAACTCGACTCACGGACGTGTCCTGTGTGCCGGGAAATGCACGGCAAGCGATTCAAAGTGCGGGATGCCCGGGCCATGCTTGACATTGTTACTCGGGTCTCCGATCCAGCCGACATCAAGCAGCTTCAGCCGTGGCCCAAGCAGAGCAAGTCGGCTGTTGACGATCTGAGGGTAATGACCCCCTCCGAGTTGGTGAATGCGGGGTGGCACGTCCCTCCATTCCACCCAAGATGCAGGGGGCTACTGTCTCGGGTAGGGGATGTACCTACTCTTGAGCAGCTTGACGCAGGGGAGGTCAAACCACCAGCTTACACGGCAAGCACTGCCGATTTTGAGGCCCTTGGGCAATCGCTCTCTGCCGAACAGATCAGGCTCTGGAACACCCATACCACCATGGCACCAGCCGACATCGTTGCACGCCTTCGTGGGCTATCTGGCGACGAGTTTCTCTCGGGTCTGGTAGGGGCGGATAACCCCGCTGCGTTCTCCGGGATTTCGTCTCTCAATGTGACCCAGAAGGGCATCAATCTCGGGATCAATGCCCCGTTTCTGGGGTCTTCTGAGTCCGTATGGCAGGAGGTCACTTTCGACAAGACCAAAATGCGCCTTGAGATGATGGCACTGGGGGAGGCAGATCAGGGCACTGGGCTGGTCAAGAAGTACTTGCAACGGTTGTACAACCTGTCTTCGGACCTAGACGTTGGGCAGATGGAGCTTACCGCCAACATGGAGTTGGGGGGTTACGCTTGGGCCAAGTACGGATTTCGTCCCAAGCTCTCGCAGTGGGAAGCATTGAAAAAAGACATCCGCAAAGGATTCCGCTCTGGGGTTGATGTCTCTGCCATGAACCCAGATGCCAAACTTGCCATGCAAGCCATTCTGGAGTCTCCAGACCCAGCCTCCATTTACGTCTTGGCAGATATGGCCGTGCCTCTCTCCGGCACTCCTATGGGTGAGAAGTTATTGGCGGGCACGTCTTGGGACGGGGAGCTACCATTGGATGATTCCGAGGCCATGGTGAGGTTCCTTACCTACGTTGGGGGTGTAAAATGAAGGGGCCAGTATTCGTCCAGACGAAAGACGGGAAGACCGATTCCGGGATTCATAGGCCCATTCTGGAGGGGGTGTCCTTCTCCCGGTCAAAAGCCTTCCCCTCCTCCTTGGCTAGGGGGCAGTCCTTGGGGCTGACCAAGGAACAACTTCTCAAATTGATGAGGCCATGATGTTTTCAACCATCTTCAAAGCGTTCAATGAGGTATCTTTCTCCCCGTTGGCACAGGGTCTAGCCAGCATTTTTGGTTCTGACGTATTCAAGTTCGACAAAAACCAGAAGCGCGGCCCGGACGGGAAGTGGGCTACTCAGGGGGTTGGTGCGGCTGGAAAGCTGTCCATCAAGAGAAACCAGAGAAACTACAAGGTTGATGACGTGGTTCTAGCAGCCCTAGACGGGGACGCTGCCACGCTCAAGCAGTACAATGACGCCATCGCGCAGGTGAGCGCGGACGTTAAGGCCGGGAAATGTACTGACGTTTTGAACTCTCGCAACGGGGACGGCACTGGTGGTTACACCAAGGATCGCCTGAAGCTGCACCACCAGATACTTGAGCACTTTTTCAAGAAAGAGGCTGATTACAAGCCCGATACTCCT